GAAGCCGGCCGGCGGCTACAGCGTCGCCCCGTTCAAGCACGGCGGCCACCAGATCAAGGAGCCGGACGGCAAGAACCACGTGATCCTGCAGGACAAGGGCGTCGCCGATCGCCACTCCGCCGCGCTGAACCACGTCTCCCAGACTGGCAAGGGCGCGCACATGGACGAGTCAATCAGCGCCGCAGCCAAGAAGCACCTCGGGCTCGACTCGTTCGATGAGGTTGGAAGCGATCGCGAGGACTTCGTGGACACTGGAAAATCCGGCCTGAAGGCCGCACTGCATCACGCCTACGACGCTGGCGCTGGTCACTCGAATGGCGGCACGCACCGCGACGGTGTCGTCGCTGAGGCGGGGAAACACTTCGGCCAGTTCGATTCACTGGACACGGTCGGTAGTGATCGAGAGGACTTCAAAGAGGTGAGCAAGGGTTTGCTCAAGCACGCCCTGAAGCATGCGTATGCGTCTGGCGCTCATGGTGGCGCCAAGAAGCCGGCCGCAAAAAAGCCAGCGGGCGCAGGCGACTACATCCCACCAGCCGAAGGCGACGTCGGGCACGAAGAGCACAAGGCCTATGGGAAGTACTTCCGCAAGGGCGACACGGTGAAGGACGGCTCCGGCAAGACCCACGAGGTCGTGGACCACCATGGCCCGCAGGTCCGAACCGCGTCGGGCGGCAACTTCCACCCCACCAAGCTGGATTTTGTGAGCGGCGCCAAGAAGCCGGCCCCGATGCAGAAGTCCATGCTCGTGATCGACGCTGACCTGCTCAAGTAATCTGTCCCCAATTCCAAGAGCCCGCCGAGCGCGGGCTTTTTGTCGTGAGAAAATAATGAGACATGGCCCAAGTTCGCATCACCCTACCCACCCTCCACGACGCCCAGAAGCAGGCGATTGACGGATCGAAGCGTTTCAATGCGGTGGCCATGGGGGAGCAGGGCGGCAAGACCACCCTGGGCATCGACGTCCTTCTCACGTCCAAACGCGGCGCCCTGGTCGGCAAGCGGCCGGTGGCCTTCTTTGCGGCCACCGACGACGACATGGTGGAGGTCCGGCGCCGCGTCATGCGCGCGATCGACCCGCTGATCAAGCGCCGGGTGAACACGCGCCGCATCGAGCTGACGTCTGGTGGCATCATCGATTTCTACAGCCTGGAGGAAAAGCAGGAGGTCTTCGAGCAGTACGCCCTGATCGTGGTCGATGACGCGCGCCACATCGAGTCTTTCGACGACGTCTGGTTCGACGTGCTCAGCCCGGCCCTGCGCGTGCACAACGGGTCGGCGTGGATCCTGTCCGGCGCCTACGGAAAGCAGAACGGGTTTTACAAGGTCTGGCGCCTGGGTCTGCGGGACCCGGAGTGGGCGTCCCACCAGCTCGACAGCCTGCAAAATCCGCACCTGCCGGAGGAAACTCGCAAGGCCGCCGAGTCGGCTGGCGACCTGGAGTACCAGCCGCGCTTTGGCGCCGAGTTCCTGGAGCACGCCGTCGAGCTCACCCCCGAGCAGCAGACCCTGCTGACCGGTGAGACATTCCTCGGGTGGTGCGAGCGCCTGGAGGCCAGCGGTCTGAAGGTGGACGGCCACCCGTTCACGCTGTCGAACCGTCCGGCCATGCGGTTCATCTACGACCTGATCCCGTCCACGCTCGCCGAGGCGTTCGGTCGTGTCGACGTGATCATGAAGTGCACCCAGGTGGGCTTCACGGTGTTTGAAATGCTGGCCATGCTCTACCTGGCGCTGCGCTTCGCGCCGGCCAAGATCGGCATGTTCATGCCGTCTCAGATGCTGGCCTCTGGCAAGTCATCGGAGCGCTTCATGCCGATCGTCCGGACCATCCCGGAAGTCTACACGCTCATGACCGACAAGCAGGCCACCGGCACCCGGGGTGGCGAGGGCAACGTGCTGATCCGCAACATGGGCACGTCGCGCTTCCACTTCCTCTGGACCACCGGCAAGACGGCGACCGAGTCGTTTCCCATGGACATCATCTCGTTCGACGAGGTGCAGGAGATGGCGATCGCGGACATGGAGAAGGTCCGCGAGCGTATGTCCGCGTCGGAGCTGCGCTACACCCTGATGGGCTCCACGGCCAACTGGCCGGATTCGGATATCCACTGGTGGTTCAAGCGCGGCACCCAACACCAGTTCCACACGCGCTGCCCGTGCTGTGGCCACCTGCAGGTGCTCGATGAGCACTTCCCGGAGTGCATCGGCTACGACCCGGATGCGCCGCGCCGCGTGAACCGTGGAAAGGCCGTCGCTCTGGGTGAGTACCGGTACCGGTGCGTCAGCTGCTCGGGCTGGATCGACGATCCGCAGGACGGCGAGTGGATTGCCAAAAACCCGGACGCCGAGATCCGCTCCGTGCACTACCCCCAGTTCCTGTCACCGACGATCTCACCGCGCGAGATCATCGAGGCGTACCACAACGCCGACGACATGAAGAACTTCTTCAACCGGAAGCTGGGCAAGCCCTATACCGACCCATCCCAGGTCCCGGTCAACCTGGAGATTCTGAACGCCTGCGCTGCCGCCGGCATGGCCGCTGGCCTGATGTGGAAGCTCTCCGCCAAGGGCACGTTCATGGGGCTGGACCAGATGGGCAATTTCATCGTGGCCATCATCAAGGAGCGCATGCCTGACGGCCGCCAGGCGACCATCCACCTGGAGTACATCTACATCTCGCCCACGCCACAGGATCCGGACGCGTCGCCCTGGCGCCGGTGCGACGAGCTGATGGAGATCTACGGCGTCCAGTGCTGCGTGGTGGAGACGCTGCCCAACTACGACAGCGCCAAGTCCTTTGCGCGCCGGCACCACGGCAAGGTGTTTCTGGCCGGCTACGGCAACATGGAAGGCGACATGATCCGCTGGGGCGACACCCCGAAGCAGGACGCCAGCGACCGCCGGACCACCGATGAGGCTCGCGATCAGTTCACTGTCACGCTCGACCAGTACAAGTGCATGCAGGTGTCGATGGGCCGGTTCCAGAAAACGCATTGCCTGTTCCCGGACCCGTCCGCCCTGGTGCAGGAGGTGCTCGAAAAGGGCAAGCGCGAAATGCGGGCGGTCTGCAAAGACCTGGCGTTCCTGCACTTCACGCGCACCGCCCTGGTGGCCGAGAAGGACGAGGAAGAGCGCAAGTTCAAGCGCCGGGTGGTGAAGGTCGGCATCGACCCGCACACCAGCTACGCCAACATGCTGTGCGACGTGGCCTGGGCCCGGGCCTACGGCACAAACACCTTCATCTTGCCGGTGGAGGAAAAACCGAAGGAGACGTCGGTTCAGAAGGCGCTGGAGGCCTACACGCCCGTCGTTGGCGCGTTGATGGAGGATGCCAGGCTGGTGATGCGGGATGGCACCTGTGGCAAGTGCACCGCGTATGAGGCTGGCCGCTGCTCGGAGCGCGACAACATCCTGGTCCGCCACACGGACCCGGGTTGCATGCTGTTTGCCTGATCAGGCGGCCGACCAGCTGGCCAACCACCAGGCGACCCCGAATCCGATCGTGATCGCGAGCAGGACGTCGCGCACGCGTTCTTTCATGCGCTCGGAAGGGGTCATTTCTCTTTTGTTCATGCGGCTCTCGGTTGGTGATGCTGCAATTTTGTTGCAACACCTGGCGTTCAGTCAACCGCTTTCGTCGTGACGGCACACTGGGTAAATGGCTGAAACTGCACTTTCTGTTGCCCACGCTGATGGCGCCCCCCAAGACGAGCGCGTCGATGCGCTCCGAGAGGCGCAGCAGGACGCCATGCCGTCCTCGGTGCAGGACATGGCGCCCATCATCGAGTACATGCGCGAGAGCTACGCTGAGCAGGATTTTGCGAAGTCGTTGTCGCGCGCGAACGTGATCCCGTTCCCGTCCCGGGCGGTCGAGCGCGGCAAGGCCGGCATGCAGTCGGTCCACATCAACGACACGTATGGCAACGCCATGGGGGAGTGGCGCGACCGCTGGAGCTCCATGTCCTTCGACATGCTGCGCGGCATGGTCGATCAGACCCCCATCCTGTCTGCGGTGGTCTTCACGCGGATCCGCCAGGTCAAGCGCTTTTGTCGCGTGGCCGACGGCGGCAAGGGCCCGGGCTTCAAGATCGCCCTGAAGGACCCGAACGAAAAATTGGGGACAGATGAGCACCAGTCGGTGGCGCTCCTGCAGGACTTCTTCACGCACTGCGGCTGGGAAAAGAACCCGCGGCAGCGCGCGCGCCTCAAGCGCGACAACTTCTCCGGCCTCATGGCGAAGCTGGTGCGCGACAGCCTCACCATGGACAGCGCGCCGATCGAGACGGAGTACAAGCGCAACAAGGCGATGGGCATCGACGGCATGTACGCCGTGGACGGTGCGACCATCCGGCTGGCCAACGAGATCGGCTACCAGGGCGACGACGAGATATTCGCCCTGCAGGTGGTCGACGGGAACATCCGGGCCGCCTACACCTTCGACGACCTGATCTACGTGCCGCGCAATCCGCGCACCGACGTGATGGTGGGCGGCTACGGCCTGTCCGAGGTCGAGCTGCTGGTGCGCGTCGTCACCGGCTTCCTGAACGCCTTCACCTACAACACGCGCTATTTCGACTCGAACAGCATCCCCAAGGGCTTGCTGCACCTGACCGGCGACTACGCCGAGCAGGACATGGCCGCCTTCAAGCGCTATTGGAATGCCATGGTCAAGGGCATCAACAACGCGTGGACGTTGCCGGTGCTCGTGTCGAAAAATCAGGAGTCCAAGGCCGCCTTCGAGAACTTCGGCGTCGAGGTGAACGAGATCATGTTCGCCAAATGGATGACGTTCCTGACGTCGATCATCTGCGCGATCTACGGCATCGCGCCGGACGAGATCAACTTCGAGTCCTTCACCGCGGGCACGTCGTCTCTGTCTGGCTCGGACACCGAAGAGAAGCTGGTCAACTCGAAGGACAAAGGCCTGCGCCCGCTGCTGACCCACTTCGAGGACGTGTTCTCGGATTACGTGGTGTCGGAGTTCGGCGACAAGTACTGCTTCCGCTGGACCGGGCTCGACGAGGAATCGCCGGAGACGACCTGGGACAAGGCCAAGACCCTGATGACCTGGAACGAGGCCCGCAAGACCCACCTGAACCTGGATGCGGTTGAGGGCGATATCGGCGATGCGCCGCTGAACCCTGTGCTCTCTGGCGCGTACCAGGCGTCCAAGCAGGCCTCGCAGGAGGACTACGGCGACCCGACGGCCGGCGGCGGACAGCCTCCGCCTGGCGTGGGTGGCGACGACGAGGACGCCACTGGCGCCCCGCCTGGCGGCGACGCTGGGCAAGAGGAACAAGGGATGTTCGACGATGGCAGCCTGAAGAAGTCCTTCGGCCTGCCGGTGTTCACGGTGGAGCCGTAATGGCCGACTTCAACGCTCCCAAGAACGCGCGCCAGCAGGCCGCCGCTGGGGCCTACCGCGCCAGTGCGGGTGATGAGGTGTTCTTCCACCGATCGGGCCAGCCTGTGTCCGGCAAGGTCGTCTGCACCGGCAAGCATGGCTGCACGGTGGAGCACGAAGGCGCCCAGCACCGGATCCGCTGGGAGCACCTGTCTGGGCACAAGAAGCGCGCCGAGCAGCGCTACCACGTGATTGAGGAAGGCGAGGACGGTCTGATTGTTCAGGATGCGTCCGGCCGGCGTCGTTTTGTTGGGATTCCGCCGGAAGCACGGCAGGAACAGCTTAGACTCAAAAAAACACCCTGAAGCCCAGCAGGGCCGGCGCAAGCCGGGATTTTTTCCTCCGGCGCGACCCGGGGTCGGTTTGCAGCAATGCATCCCGATGGGTGCCGTCGCTACCGCAGGCACCAGTGCCCGTTGGATGGTGGCAACACCAGGCGGCCATTGTCGGGATGGTGCTAACATCGCATCCACTCCATGTGGTGTGGTGTGCCGTCCACCATCGGGCTTCATGCCCATGCGTCGGACCCGGATAGCGTACCCGGGCATTGGTCCTGCTTGCAGGCCGCCAATGAGAGCAGCTTCCGGCTGTTCCCATTGGCGCGTGGTAGCTCAGCCTGGTAGAGCGTCTGGTTCATACCCAGAATGTCGCCCGTTCAAATCGGGCCCTCGCAACCAATACAACCCCCCGAGAAGCGCGGGTTGTGTGTCAATTCGGCGAGGCCTTTCGGGGCCTCGCCCGTTGGCTCACCGAAGCGCGAGACTGCTGTGTGCTGTGGCATGCGTGACGTCTCCCCTTGTGGGGCAGGAGTGCGGACCCAGTCCTCAAG